CGTTACCTTTTCTTTTTCTCTTTGAGCTGTTGCATTATTATCTCTTGCTAAATCAATTCCTAATGTTGCAGGGCTTAAAATACCAGCTAAGATATTATGTAAAATCTCTAATGCTTGACTTGAATACTGCTCGAAGTTCAATACTGGTTGTTTTGTCTCAATCATTGCTTGATTTACACCAGTTGCAGAGTTTAGATCATTTTTATAAACCATTACTTTTCTTTCAAAAGTATTAAACTTTTTCCTGTTCCCCTCATCATCATATTCCATTAATTCTTCTGGTAAATAATCTACTGGTGCTGATCTACGAGTTGTTGTTGAACTCATTGATAAGTTTTGATCTAAATCATCAAGTAAGTCATATTTACTGCTAAACATTCCCTTACCTCTACCAGTTGTCTTATCAAGCTTGTAGATTGTTGGCACAGCTATAAATTGATTAAAACACTCATAACTTGTTTTTTCTAAACCTTTTGTTTTTTCAGTGGTTTTTAAATCTACATGTTGTTTAACTTGCCCTTTCTCGTTTGCAAGTTCATAAAGATTATATTCTATTGTTGCAACTCTTTTTTTAGTTTTAGTTTTTTCATCTTCTTCTAAAGTTGTTGTTCTTATATCTTCAAGCATATAAGTTTTATTATCTTCAACAAAATATGTTTTTCTTTTGATAGCAACAACTCTATTTTCTTTATATTCAAACTCGATATTTCTGCCATCACTAAAAACTATCATTGGAAAGTCACTTATTGATTTATCATAATTGATGAAAAAAGCACCATCACCAACTGCTAACATATATGGTAATTGGTCTTGATCCATTAGAGTTTGAAAATTATTATCTTTAAGAATTTCATTAAGTAAATCAGTTAAAACTAAATCTTCTACAATCTCATAGTTTTTAGTTTGTTCGTTCAATACTTTTTTATTTACTTTGATTTCTGGTTTCCCAATAATGCTAATTAAAGTGTCAATAATCGCATGAGGTAAGCCAGAATGAGTAGTTTTTGTTTGTGGTTCAGCTGCAACTACTTTCCAAAAATAGCTTTGATTTGCTGTAAAAAAATCAGCACTTGGATTAGGCAAATTAGTAAGATTTTGAGTATAAAACCTTTTTAAGTTTTCACTTTTGCCCTCATACCAAATTGCACCCTCTTCTTGTCTATATCGTTGGTCTATATTAAACCCATAATCATTATTGTGTCTATTGCGTAAAATCTTGCTTTCAAAACTCATAATCTTTTCCTTTCTTCATCTCGCATAATGTTATCGTTTAGCTCAGTAATAAATGGTGTTATCGTATAACACAAGCTATCATAATCATCCATTGCATCTTGATTTTCATCTAATGGCAAATTGTCTTTAGGATTATAAACAAGCGTTTTAAGCTGTCTTATTAGTTCTCTACCCTCACTGTTATTGATAAATCTTATTCTTCTTAAATTGAATAATAACAATAATGTCATCAGTCTTGAGTGTCTATCAGCATCAGTTGCTTTATCAGTTGTTTTAGTTGAGTTTTTGCCATATTTAATAGCTAATCGCACCTTTAAGTTTATGCCTCTATTAACTAATTCTTTTCTAATTGTTGGCAGTAAAACATTAACTGCACCGTAGCCATCTATGTAAACTGCATCTATTTTAATTGGTGTTAGCACTTGCTTATACCATTTCTCTATAAAATCGCATATTTCAACAACTAAAGCTACTGCTTCTTCACTGATTAATTTTTTTCTTCCTAAAACATCTAGCTGTTGAAACTGCCTATGAAAACCAGTAAATGTTATTCGTGTTCCCTTTTTTTCTTGGTTTCCCCCTAAGTCCACTCCAAATACATATTTAGTATAAGCATCAGTCTTGAATAGATATTCAATATCATCCATTATGACTTTTTGAGCTCGATAAATATATTCGCTTGACTTACTTAAATAACTATCATCAAGCATTTTAAAGATTACTCCCTCACTTACACCACGCAAGCCAAGTATTTTACTTGCATAATAAAAGCTATCTTTAGGGTAAAGTGATTTAAACAAATCTACTTTATTTTGAGTCATTATTGGGTTATCATTAAAATTAAAATGCCAATATATAGCTCCTTTAATTTTTTCATCAGCATTTGCTAAATCTTCTAAAATTGGTTTTGGTATATCATGTTCCCATTTCTTAAGCGGAATTGATTTGTTGATATAACTCGTATAGATCTCTTTATCTGGATTGTCTGGGTTAAGTGTTGCACCAAGCCAAAAACCATCAACTGCAATTAAAGATCTAAATACTTCATTAACAAAATTAACATCAGCTATATTAATCTCATCAATAATACCACCGCCAAGTGTAGATCCTAATACTGTTTGCCATCTTGCTTTATCCTTAAAACCAAAGATATAAATTATCTTTTCTCGACCAAGAGTATCAGTAAAGACTAAATGACTACCATATCTTGTATTAGTTCCCTCTCTCGCACAACCTCTAAATAATGCTAAAAAACCATTTTTCTCATCTACTACATTTCGCCTTGCTACACCTTGAGTTGCTCCAGCTATAAAAAACTGCATATGACTTGAGCTATTTACATGCAGCCCAAACTTAAATGCAAGTGTTGTTGTTTTACTAGATCTTGCTGTTCCCTCACAAATATCAAAGCTTGATTTAGTTCTTAATAAATCTAAACTCTTTTCACTAAAATTAAATGGTGTAATGACAGCTTGAGTTTCATTAGTTACTGCTTGTTGTTGTTCCATCTGCATTTTCCTCTTTAGTTCTATATTTAGATAAATCTACTAAGTCATCTTTTGTTGGTGTTATCTCTATTCGGTTTAAGTTCTCAGTAATAGAGATTAAAGCTGCACTTACTGGCTCAGCCAATTGCACTTTACGAGCTTGTGTATTAGTCCATCTTTCTGGCTTACGATTAGTTAAGTAAAAGATTTGAGCTGATACTTCGCCGGGAATATGAATAACTTTTTCAACATAAACTATTTCTTCATAGCTTCCTTGTTTAACTTTCATAGCTTCTTTAACAATTTCGTTATACCCAATAGCTCTTTTAAACAAAGCATTTTCAACCTCTAAGTTAGCTAACTCTTGTGTTTTTTTTATAGCATTACCTATTAGCTCGTATTTAGTTCTCCAAGCATATAAAGTTTTAGGAGCAATACCCATTTTCTTTGCTATTTGTTGTAAATCTAAACCATCTCTACTCCAAGACTCTAAAAGCAATAAGCCATCTTTAGTGAGCCAATACTCATATTTATTTTTACGATTATTAGTTCTATTAGGTTTCTTAACAGCTAATTCTTCTCTTTGTTCTTCAGTTAATTTAGGTGGTTTAAAAAATGTATTTTTAGTAGAAGTTTTAGCTTTAGAGGTATTATTCTTTTTATTTTTACTCAAAC